TCGGGCAAGATTTTTTGTAAATGTTGAACCAACTTGCAAAAACTAACCAACGGGGCTTCGGCCCCTGCTCTGAGGAGGGCAAAATGTTTAGACCAAATCCAGATGAGTACTACATCCCAGAGGACAAGAAGTATCCGTCCTGGGTGCAGAAGTTGTACGACGAGCAAGACCAGGCTCAGAAACGCCTAGATTGCTTAGAGAAGGCAGTAGTCCCAGAGCAGGACTGGCAGACCGTAGAAGACGAGATGACCAAACTCTACGACAGACTGAATGAGATCCATTCTCAACTGGGAGACTACGCATGACCGCCGCCGAATATCACCAACAGCAGTTGGAGCAGCAGGAGGAGGAAGAACTTTGCCGGATGTACAAGCATAAGGGCGAGTTCCACCACGACTTTGAGACCTGCGTTAGCCCAGGCAATGACTTTGCTTTCTTACATTTGTCTAGCAATAATGTAAACTTGAGTCTATGCTTAGAAAAGCAGCACTTAGAAGTACTGATTACCCAGTTTCAAAACGCTTTGAGGAGAATGAAGTGAACACACTAGATTTACTGAAGGTCAACGTAAACGACCACACAGAGAAGAAGAACGGCCTGACTTACTTGTCCTGGGCTTGGGCATGGCAAGAGGCTCTGAAGGCAGACCCGTCTGCTAACTGGAATGTAAAGATGTTTGGCGATCAACCGCTAGTAAAGATCGGCGAGACCGCAATGGTGTTCGTAGAGGTGACGATGCTAGGCAAGACAATGACCTGCCAGTTACCTGTGCTTGACCACCGTAACAAAGCAATCGCTAACCCTGATGCTTTCCAGGTCAACACAGCAATCATGCGCTGCTTGGCTAAGTGCATCGGCCTACACGGGCTTGGGCTTTATATCTATGCAGGTGAGGATCTGCCAGAGGCTGATACACCTGAAGTTACAGACTATGTAAAACTAATCGAGGAGAGTAAAAATGTGGAAGAACTCAAGAAAAACTTTGCATCTGCCTTTGCCGCAGCGAAGTCTAACGCAGGCGCGATTGCTGAAATCACCGTTGCTAAAGACAAGCGCAAGTCAGAACTGGCTGCTTGAGGGTCTGCCGTTCCTGGCAGTTTGCGTACTTGGCTATCTTATAATGGTGATGCTATGAACATACGACAAGCACAAGCGATGGCTCGGTTTAGCGAAGTCAGCCAAGAAATCGAGCAAGAACTAAAAAACCCGTCGTGGAAAAACTTGGGCGATGAGGATATAGAAGAAATCGAGACCCTGTACTACCACGACAAACTCTACGATATTGCTGATCTTTGCAGGGAAGTAGAAAAGCGGTTAATGAAGAAAAACATAGGAGGTAGTAATGTATGAACCAGGTAAGCACGTTGTTCAACTCAGCGCTATCGCTCGTGATCTCCAGCGTGAGATCGCTTATGCCTACGACCCAAACGCGAGCCGAATCCGTCAACTCTGCCAAGAAGCGGAAAACGAAATCCTCGCCATATACAGGTGGGCAAACGGGATCATCGAAGATGAGTAAGATCCTAGACCCTAGTTTTAAATACGTCCCCGCAGCCAAGACTGACCTGCGGGAATCTATGGAACGCTACAAGAGGATGGTGGATGGTGGAAGCAGTCGAGAGGTACGTCCTGGAAAGGAAACGGCCAGTCACGAGCAAGCAGATCGCGGAGTACTTCTTGATTTCACGAAGTTACGCGAACCAGTTATTACGGAAGTCAAAAAACGTCGGGGTTAAAAGAATTGGACGAGAGAACTATTACTCGGAAAGGTATCGAGGGGCAAGTTGAAAGGGCTGCGGTTCGGATCACGGGCGAGAAGTTTTGTAATTCCTGTCAGCAGTACAGAAACATAGAAAACGGTCGGCTTATACAACGCGGAGAGAGGATGCGGCAATGGAAATGTTATGGTTGCTTGTCGGATGCGCGATTACGGCATGGGTTGTAGGGGGTATCTGGTTTGTATATACCTGCCGAAAAGCGCCAAGTTGCTGTGAGATTTTTGGAGATTGTAATCAAGGACGCAATTGTCCGATTAGAGGAAAGTGCAATGAAGAACACAACACGCATCTATGACTTTGTAACCAAATCGGGTACGCCTGTAACCCTAAAGCAGATTCAGGTGGCACTAGAGATGAAGCCAGGCATTGCAAGCGGTTCTCTGGCCTCCCTGATGTCTGCGAACAAAGTAGCCAGGGAACAGGTCAGCCGAGCCGAAGGTAGCACCGGAAGAAAAATCCAATGGGCGTACAAACCTGTTGCAAATCCGCAACAAAATTGATATGATTGTCGTCGGAGTAGTCCGTCCTCCTCCGGCGCTCCTTCAAGCCCAAGACCCCTGCATCGCCTCACGGCCTTGTGGGGGTCACCTTTTTAGGACTAGCAAATGAAACCGACGATAGTTATTGGCCTTCTTGGTGGTGGAAAACACGGCAAGAAGATGGAAGGCGGTCTACTGGAGCCAGAGATGGAAATGCCAGAGGCTATGATGGACAAGGCAATGAACTCCGAGAACAAGGCCAAGGCGGTTATGAAGGCTTCCTACGGCCCCGCTACTGGCGCTGACAAGTGTAAGCATTGCGAGTACTTCAATACCGACATGGCTGAACTGAAGAAGGGCGACGGCTTCTGCGAACTGTGGGAGTTCACCTGTTCCGAAAAGAACACATGCGCTGCCTACGAATTCAAAGAAGAAGAAGAAGGGGAAGAAGAAGGCGAAGAAGAATCCGAAGATTAACAATTCCACCCACGCCTTCTGGCATGACGGATTACAATGCCGTCTGGAAGTCCAAGCGCACCAGGGTGGCTTCTATTTAGGAGTGTAAAGTGCCGAGCGTATCCAAAGCCCAGAACCGTTTTATGCAAGCCGCAGCCTCTAGCGGCAAGATGGCCAAGAAGTTAGGTATTTCTCAGTCAGTTGCCAAGAAGTTTGTAAAGGAGACTGGCTCCATGAAGAACAAGCCTGAGTATAAGAAACCAAAGAAGTGACGTTCCAGAAACAAGGCTCTCCAAGGATCTATAAGGCTCTCTGGGAGGCTTGTAAGGCTAAGGTATACCCAGACATAGACCGTTACGAAGAATCGACTGGCTACCCCATAGACAAGGACTGGTATCACAACCTAGCCCTGCACACCCAGGTAGTGATGAAGGGATCAGAACTTTGCTATGAACACGGGCGTGTTTTATACAGTACTCTCCGACGGTTCTTGGAAAGCAGAGACTCTGTCCGAGTTGTTGAGACGGGAACGGCGCGAGGCTTCTCGGCGCTATGTATGGCAAAGGCGATCCAAGATTCAGGCAAGACGGGAAGCATCGTTACGCACGACATCCTCCAGCACAATGTAAAGATGTACTGGAACTGCATAGACGACCACAACGGGCAGAAGACCAGAGCAGAACTTCTGGAACCGTGGTCAGACATTATCAAATTTGTTAAGTTTGTAACCGGAGACAGTAAGGTTACATTCCAGCCACAGGAGTGCGACTTCGCATTTTTAGACGGAGCGCACACATACGAGGATGTAAGGAGCGAATATGCAAAACTTAAAAATCCGCGAGTGGTTGTCTTCGATGATTACACGCCTACGCAATTTCCTGGAATCTGTCGTGCTGTGGACGAAATCGGCAGTCAAAAAGGTCTTAGCAAAGTTTTCCTGAGATCTAATCGGGGCTATGTAATCTATGAAAATCAAGGAAGCGGCAAAGAGGTTCGAGGCTTATGACAAACGGACAAACAAAAAGATGGCCGAACATAATCGGTCTGGTGGAGATGTTCGCTCGCCTGTTCGGACGACCAAAGGCGCAAGCCAAGGCGACCAGTACGACCGAGCCAAGTTCATCTACCGCAAAGCCGCCCAAGCCCTTACTGCTGGACACAATCTGCAAGACAAGAGCGGAGCGCCTACTCCAGCAGCAATGCAATTCAAGCGCTGGGGAGCCAAAGTCCCCAAAAACCAAGAAGATCTCCGCTCGCTCAAAGCCCTCGGCCAAAGGCTCAAAGACCGCTACAAGCCGAAAGAAAAGTAAGAATGGCTGACCTATCCGCACCTCAACAAACCGAGTGGCTACGCAAGTTTGCGGCGCTTCTTAAGGGGCGAGAGGAAGTCCAGGCGCAGATGAATCCCACAATGATGGGGGCGCTCATGGATCTGATCCTGCCGTCGTCCCAGTTCGTTGAGAAGGCTTCTTACGGCGACCCGTTGTTCCGTATGCCCCCGTCTGGGACCGGCGGTTACATTCCTATCACGGCTGATAAGGAGTACGCAGCAGAGGCAGCCGGCCTTATTCCTGTGGCCGCACCTGGCGCAAAGAAGGCGTCCGACGTTGCCAGCAAAATTGTAAGAGAGATACAGAACCAGCCTCCTGTTGGGGCTATTGGTCCTCGGGTAACAAAGTTTGGCGACGTAAGTTATGACCAAAGGTTTGACCCAAGAATAAAAGAGCAGCCTCGGATTAAAGAAACAACCACTACAGTAGACGAGACTGTAAACCTAGATGTTCCGGCAATTCCGCTTACACAATTTGAGGGTTATCCGTTCATTACGAGTATGTCAGACCGTACCGCAGCAGGTGGGTTGCTGACGTCAATAAATGACGTTGCCTTGAAACGCCCAGTAAGGTTAGGTGGCGGTCAAGACTTCATGTTTGAAAATCCATTTGTATGGGCATCGGCAAAAGGTCCGGTAAAGCAGATCATGAACCAGGCCCAAGTACTGCGCGAAGTTACTGGTAAAGACCCACTTTATATGCCGTGGCGCATGGCCCCAACAGGCGGAGACTTCGCCACTATGACTGGCGAAACAATGCTTTCATACGCTGAGAGCGCATTACCAAAGAGTATAAAAAAGCAGATGGACAAGGAAATTAAAAAGATTGTCCCTGACTGGAAAGGTATAGATTCACCGGAGAGCATTAAACAGTATCAATCGTTCTCGGATGCAAACCGTAAAAAGATTAAGCAGACGTTGGACGTCGAGTTCAGGGATGTTGGCGGCTTAAACATTGGACAAGCCAGACTTGCGGTGTCAGATCCAAAGCAACTTGGCGGATTTGATGCCCAGATTATGAACATTGGAAGGATCTTCGCTGACAAACCAATGATTGAGGCTTCTGGTCACGCTTCTTACCCAAAGGGAGTACCAGGCGAAGGATTAGGAAGGGTAGATAAAGACATCAACATATTTCAGTTGCTGCCTAAGGTTGTAGAGGAGCGCGGCATACCCTCTGCAACTTCCCCAAGACAAACCGACATTCGGGCGCTACAAATGAAGCCTTATGCCGGAATCCTGGATGAGGAAACTCTCAGGCTCCTCGGGTATTAAACAAATACTTTGGGTCGAACTGATCTGCTAGTTTTTGGCTAAACCGCTTACTAATAAAGTTCTTGACCTGCTCTGTAGTCACGGAATCAATCCTACTGGCGACGCAGAATGTTTCGTGAAGGGTCAAGGCTTCGAGCATTGACTTAGACATTTTTACATCTGTGTTTACAATTGGCGACATAAAACCTCCTCATGGTTTGTAAGATTATACCATTTATCTAATAATCAAACTGTTGTAAACTAGCAACACACTTAACCGAACAACCTTAGAGGATTCGGACATGGAACAAAATAAACAAACGGAAGAAATTGGAACCGGAGCACCTGGCCCTGGCAGACCTAAGGGGTCAGTCAACAAGGCAACGGCAAAGGTTCGTGAAGCAATAGCAAGGATGGCAGACGACAACGCAGATAACTTTGCGCTGTGGCTGTCACAGGTAGCGTCATCTAGCCCTGAGAAGGCTTGCGACATTTACCTGAGGGCGATTGAATACCACATACCTAAACTGGCTAGGACTGAGCATACAGGCGCAGAGAACGGCCCGATCACCCTCAAGGTGGTCACGGGTATATGACAGAGCAGGTAGTTGAAACAGGATACAAGCCAAGACCACAACAGCGGCAGATTCATACCGCCGTGGCAGAGAACAGGTTTGTGGTGGTGGTCGCTCATCGACGTATGGGCAAGACTGTGGCTGCGATCAATCAACTTATTCACAGCGCACTCCAATGCGAAAGACCAAACCCACGGTTCGGCTACATCGCCAGCACCTACGGGCAAGCAAAGCGAGTGGCGTGGGATATGCTCTGTGACTTCACGCGGCCACTTAACCCTACTGTCAACATCTCGGAATTGCGGGTTGACTTCTTCGGAAGGCGAATCCAACTCTACGGTTCAGACAACGCAGAGACGCTCCGAGGGCAGTACTTCGACGGGATCGTGATCGACGAGATTGCCGATCAGAACCCGAAGACATGGAACGAGATTATCCGACCTGCATTGGCAGACCGGCACACGCCAGAGGCTCCAACGTGGGCGCTGTTTCTAGGAACGCCTAAAGGTGCAAACCACTTCAAAGACTTCCGAGATCGAGCAGAGAAAGAACCGAACTGGAAACTCCTTGAGTTCAAGGCAAGCGAGACTGGCTTACTACGCCAAGAGGAACTCGACGCGGCCCGTCTGGAAATGGGTGAGAGCAAGTACAAGCAAGAGTTTGAATGTTCCTTCGATGCCCCAGTTGAGGGTGCGTACTACGCAGGGATCATCCAAACGCTCGCTGCCAACCGCTTCCAAGAGTTCCCAGAAGATCATCTGTGTAAGACTTACACCGCTTGGGACTTGGGTGTGGGCGATAGTACGGCTATCTGGGTTTGCCAGGTTGCTGGTCAGGAAAAGCGCCTAGTCAATTACTACGAGAACCACGGAGTCGGATTAGATAACTATGTCAGATGGATCAAAGAAAACGGTTACGCGACCGCTGAACACATCCTTCCCCACGACGTCGAAGTTAGAGAACTGGGAACAGGTAAGAGCAGAAAAGAGGCTTTACAGGATCTGGGACTCAACATTCAAGTGTGTCCGCGCATATCTGTCGATGATGGGATTCAAGCGGTTCGAAGAACCCTCCCGTTTTGCTGGTTTCACCCAAGGACTAAACAAGGACTCGACGCGCTAAAGAACTACCGCAGAGAGTACGATGAGAAGCGCAATGTCTTCTACGACAAACCGCTCCACGACTGGTCAAGTCACGGCGCAGATGCTTTTAGATACTTAGCAGTAGGATTGAACACAACAAGTGACTGGGGCAAGCCCCTCGCAGTACCAACCAAATGGATCGTATAGGTCATGAAAATGGACGAAATTCAACTCAAAGGAATGTTAGATAACGAGATCGACAACGCTCTCGGCTATCTGGACACCGAAACCACAGAGCAACGTCGTCAGGCTATCAAGTCCTACAACCGCGATCCTTACGGAAACGAGGTAGAGGGACGCTCTCAGATCGTGACAGGCGAGGTGGCAGAGGCAATTGACGGGGCTATCCCTCAGTTGCTCCGCATCTTCACGCAGTCCGACGAGGTGGTGATGTTTGAGCCGAAAGGCCCAGGCGACGAGGAAAAGGCTAAACAGGCGACCGAGTACTGCAACTGGGTGTTCATGAACGAGAACCCAGGTGTCACCATCCTGCACGACTGGATCAAGGACGCGCTGATCTACAAGAACGGCATCATCAAGGTCTGGTGGGAAGATATGACCGAGGTGAACACCGAGTCCTACGAGAACCTGAGCCAAGACGAACTGACCATGCTTCTGTCTGACGGACAGTACGAGATCGTCAGCCAAGAAGAAATCCAGATTGGAGAGGTTCCTGCGCCCGTACCGCCGATGATGCAGGGCGTGGCAGGGTTGGATATGCAGATGGGCATGGAACCCGCTATGGTTCCCGTATACGCCTACAACGTCAAGATCAAGAAGATCGACAAGAAGGGTCGCGTGGTCATTGAGAACCTAGCGCCCGAAGAATTTATCGTCAGCAAGAAGACACGTCTGCTTTCTGATAGCCCGTTCTGCGCTCACCGCCGTCTGGCTACCCGTTCAGAACTGGTGGCTATGGGCTTCCCCAAGAAGGTCGTAGACGACCTGCCGACGTACAACGACTTGGAGTACACGACAGAGCGCGTGGCTCGCTTCTCTAACGGAGAGCAGCCGGACGATCCTAGCCTTGACCCGACCATGCAAGAGATCGAGGTCTACGAGGCTTACATGAAGGTGGACTACGACGGTGATGGAATCGCTGAACTGCGCCGTATCGTCTATGCTGGCCACGAGATCCTGGAGAACGAGGAGACAGACTACGTTCCGTTCTGCTCGCTCTGCCCTATCCCGATGCCGCACAAGTTCTACGGCCACAGCCTTGCAGATCGTGTAACCGACCTCCAGTTAATCAAGACTACGATTACCCGTCAGATTCTGGATAACTTGTACCTGTCTAACAACGCTCGGATGATGGTTGTGGATGGTCAGGTAAACCTAGACGATATGCTGACCGTAACTCCTGGTGGCGTGGTGCGGGTCAAGAACCCCAATGCCGTGACACCGATTACGGTTCCTCTGGTTGCCGGTCAAGCCTTCCCGATGCTGGACTACATGGATCAGATTCAGCAGAAGCGCACAGGCGTTACCCAGGCTTCTCAGGGCTTAGACCCCAACATTCTGCAAAACACTACCGCGACAGCCGTGGCGATGATGCAAAACGCCGGAGCCGCAAGGATTGAACTGATTGCTCGTATCTTTGCCGAGACAGGCATCAAAGACCTGTTCCGCAACATCCTGCACCTAGTCTGCAAGTATCAGGACAAAGAGCGCATCATCCGTCTGCGTGGCAAGTTCGTTGCTATCGACCCACGAGAGTGGTCTAACGAGTACGACCTGTCCATCAACGTCGGTCTTGGAACCGGCTCCAAAGAGCAGCAGATGGCTATGATCGCAATGATTCTGGACAAACAAGAACGGATCATCCAGCAGTACGGCCCTGCCAATCCTCTGGTGTCCGTAGGTCAGTATCGGTCAACACTCGGCAAGATGATCGAAGCCGCAGGGTTCAAGGATTCGTCCGAGTTCTTCCGCGAGATCACTCCTGAGATTGACCAAGCCCTGTCAAACCCGCCGCCACAGCAACAGCAACAGGTTGACCCAATGGTCGAGGCAGTAATGGCTCAGACACAGGCTCAGATCCAAGCAATGATGGCTAAGGCCGAGGCAGATATTCAGGTCAAGCGCGAGAAGGCGATGGCAGATATTGCACTTGCACAAGAGAAGGCCGCAGCCGAGATCGAACTCAAGCGCCAAGAACTAGCAGCACAGACAAGCATTGATGCAACAGCCGCAGGTATTCGTGCGGTAAGGGGAATGTAATGGATTACAACTCGTTTCTGATGGGCGCTTACCGAGACCAACTCGGACGGGAACCTGACCAGGGTGGATTGCAGTTCTACATCGACCAATTAACCAAAGGCGCGAAAACTCAAGAGCAGATCATTGCCGAACTCAACCAGTCGTTAGAAGGTCAGAATTACGACACTCAAGTCCTCACATCCGGCTACCGTAGCCTGTTTGGGCGCAATCCTGAGCAAGAGGGTTACCAGTACTGGATGAGCCGCGTACAGACCGATCCTGCTATCTCTGCGGCAGTTGTGAACGACTATCTCCGTGGTGGCGCTGCCGGTACGGACATTGTTGCGGCGCAAAGCCCGCAGACGTTTGATGCCATGATGGTTTCTGCACTAGAAGCAGACCCGTTCGGTGGCCGTCGCGCTACGCAGGACATCTACAACGTCCCGTCAGACGCGGCCAATATCTCCATGATGGGTCAACAACAGGTGGCTTTTGTAAACCCTGTCACGCAGGCTCCGATCATCTCCACTTTTGACCCCGTTACCGGAACCTACACGTTCACCGAAGGTAACCGGACGCTATCGCCTGGTCGCGTAGCCGAGGCTATCTCTATCGCCCGTGGCTCTGGTGCGCTAAGTGGAGTCGAGGCAGACGGTCTGATGAACCAGTTACAGTTTGCTACGCCTGAGAACATTTATGACACCCTTGCCGCACCCCAGGCTGGTGTTGTTATCGACCCCAGATTCGGTATGCAACTAGGGGAAGACGCAAACATGGCTACAGCGCGAGCAGAAGCCGCAGAACGGGCTACGGTCTTGGCCGCTATGGATCAGTCCTACGCTCCTGCCTACGATCAGTTTGGCAACCAACTGGTAGCCGCCGGTCAACAGAACCCGTTTGCTCCCGGCAATTACGCCGCCCCGACGATGGTTCGTCAGGGTGACATCACGACACCGCAGAACTTTGGTCAGCAGTTAGGCCAGACGATTAACCAGTCCTTTGCTGGCTCTAACTTCTTGGGTGCGCCGGTAACGCCAGGGTTCTACTCTGAGCGCGGGTTCGAGCCGACCTATGTCCCGTTTGCCGCAGGTCAGCCCCAGTTCCGATCAGGTGTTGCAGGGTACGCGCAGAATATCCCGCAGGGCTTCCAGTTCGGTATGCCAGGGGTTGTGTCGTCATTTAACCAATTTATGCCTGGCCCGTTTGACCGTGGGATTATTGACTCGGAAGGCAATTGGAAGCCAACGCCAAGTCCGGCGCAAGCGGCTTATGACGAGACGCAGAACATTGATTCTTCAGAATACGACGGATGATCGAAAACCCACACCTACGGGCAGCAACCCTGCTCAACGATGACTTTTTCAAGGATGTTGTAAAAAAGCAACGAGAGTTGTATATTAACAACGTTCTAAACTCGGACGAAGATGCGGTGGATGTACGGGAGAGATCCCTGCAAAAACTGCGTGGATTAGACGAGTTTATCGCTTCGCTTCAATCCATGTCCGCATCAGCGGAAATCAAGGAAAAGCGTTGGAAGATTTTTTAACAACCTAAGAGGTCACAATGGACGACACCAATCCGCAAGGAAGTGTTAAAACAGTAAGAGATGCCGCTGGTGCATTTCTCGGAATGATGGAGCCAACGGAGCCGCAAGGCCAACCGGAAGCACCGCAGGAGGAAATCCAAGAGCAGGAGTACGAGGCTTCTGGAGAGTACGAAACCGAGGAAGCAGAGCAAGGCGAGGAATCCTACGAGGAACCTCAACAAACCCCCAAGTACCGCGTGAAAGTTGATAACGAGGAACTGGAGGTTGACGTTGACGAACTCATTAAAGGCTATTCCCGCACATCGGATTACACAAAAAAGACTCAAGCCCTCGCAGAACAACGCAAGGCAATTGAGGCTGAAAAGTCTAAGGTTGAAGAAGCCGCAAGACTCCGTGACCAATACGCCCAACGACTCCAAGTGATCGAGCAGATGCTCACACAGAGTCCGCAGGAAGATCTAGCCGCACTTAAAGAGACTGACCCCATTGGCTACGCCGTGAAAATGGCAGAGCAAGTGGAGCGCGAGAAGCAACTCTCTGCGGTTCGTCAAGAACGGATGCAACTGGCACAACGCCAACAGGCCGAACAACAGCAACGCTTACAAAGCCACCTGTCACAGGAAGCGGAACGCTTACGCGCCGCCATCCCTGATATGGCAGACGAGGTTAAAGGCGAGGTAGTTCGGAAGGAAATCAAAGACTTCGCGAGGTCGATTGGTTTCTCTGAGCAGGAGTTGTCGCAGGTCTATGACCATCGTGCAGTTCTGACTCTTTACAAGGCTATGCAGTACGACAAATTGCAGAAGTCCAAGCCAGCAACCGCCAAGCGTGTTGCCGAGGCTCCTAAGACTCTGCGCCCTGGAACGACTCAACAGAGCAATCCAGACCAAGATGCCGTCAAGAAACTTAAAGGTCAACTCAAAAAGACCGGCAAGCAACGAGACGCAGCCAAACTATTTGAACGCTTTTTATAAGGAATTATCATGCCTACGTTTACAAGATTTGATGCAGTTGGAGCACGGGAAGATTTGGCGGATGTCATATACAATATCTCCCCACAAGATACGCCCATTATGAGTTCCATCGGTAAGGGCAAAGCAACTGCCGTTTACCATGAGTGGCAGACGGACTCCCTGGCTTCTGCTAACACCTCCAACGCTGCTGTTGAAGGCGCAGACGCTTCTGCTGCAACCCTGACCCCGACGACCCGTATCGGTAACTACACCCAGATCGTTCAGAAGACCGTTCAGGTTTCTGGCACTCTGGAGGCTGTTGACAAGGCTGGCCGTAAGTCTGAGAAGGCTTACCAGTTGGCTAAGGCTTCTGCCGAACTGAAGCGCGACATCGAGGCAATCATCACCGCTAACCAGGGTCAGTCTGCCGGTAGTTCTGGCTCTGCTCGCCTGCTCGGTTCGCTCCTGTCGTACATCAAGACCAACACCAACAAGAACGCTGCAAGCACGTTCTCTACTGACCCCACAACGATCGGTGTTTCGACTCGTGGCGACGGTGCTACCCGCACTTTCCAAGAGTCCATGCTCAAGGATGTGGTTCAGAAGGTGTTTTCGTCAGGCGGTACGCCCACTCTGTTGGTCGTTCCTCCCGCACTCAAGCAGGTTGTCTCTGGCTTCCAAGGTCTGTCGCAGCATCGCTATAACAGCAATGCAACTGGCGACATCACCATTCTGGCTGGCGCTGACCTGTATCAGTCGGACTTCGGTGTTCTCCAGATCGTTCCGGATCGCTTTATGCGTAGCCGTGACGCGCTGGTTCTCGATCCTGAGTACGCATCGCTCAACTATCTCCGTCCGTTCATGACCAATGATCTGGCTAAGACTGGTGACAGCGAGAAGACTCAGATCCTCGCCGAACTGACGCTGGAAGTGAAGAACGAAGCCGCTCACGGTATCGTTGCAGACCTTTCCGCTACCTAAAAAGTAGAGTAGAATGTGGGGCGGAGCAATCCGTCTCACATTTTTGGGGCTAATGTGAAAAAACTAGGTACAGACGTACACAAGGGTACGGTTAAGTCGTACTACGCAGACGGCGAGGGTGGGCTGGTAATCAAGTCCGAGACAGACATAACGCCGTTCATAGAGAAGAACAAAGCAGAATACGCACAGATCGACAACAAGGCGAAGTGGGGCGAACTTACAAAGATCGCTTCTATACCGTTTGCTGTGATCCAGATGCTGAACGAGAAAAAGATTCTGCGAGGATTCCACATCGTTGACCAGAAGGCTCTAAAGGCTTGGTTGAACGATCCGGAGAATCAGTATTTCAGGACGCGCCCAGGGCGGGTGTAGGAGGTAGCATGGCTAAAAAGAGGGTGGCCATCTGTATCCCTAGCAGGGGTGAGATGGAGATTGGCACAGCGTTTGACCTGGCCAATATGGTTGGGTTTGACAGTCGTTACCGCAAAGGAGACACGGTTCTCTACACGGTCAACGGCACATTGATATTCGATCAGCGCGAGAAACTCGTAAAAGAGGCGCTGAATGACGGTGCGGATTACATTCTCTGGATAGACGCAGATATGCGTTTCCCAAAGGATACGATCCAAAGGTTGATCGCACACAACAAAGACATCGTAGGCGTAAACGCCACTACTCGCTCGATCCCTGTAAAGGCTACGGCAAAGAACCTGCTGGTTGACCAAGAGAACCGCGTCAACACATGGAATCAGGTATCGTCTAAGAACAAGACAGGACTAGAAAAGGTCACGGCCATCGGTTGTGGCGTGATGATGGTCAAGGCTGAGGTCTATAAAAAGACTCCGCAGCCGTGGTTTTGGTTCGAGATGCTTCCTGGCGACAAGTTACTAGGCGAGGACGTTTACTTCTGCGTTAAGGCGTATGACGCTGGTTTTGACACTTGGGTAGACCACGGGTTGTCCAACGAGATCGGGCATATCGGGTCTTACACCTTTGGATGGCACGACATTTCATTGGAAAACGAACATGGCTCTGACCAATTACTCGGATCTAAAGACCACGGTAGCCAACTACCTGGGTCGAACGGATCTAACAAGCCAGATACCTGACTTTATCTCTCTGGCCGAACTTCGCCTGTCGCGAGACATCCGTACCCGTAAACTCCTGAAGTCAGTAACAACGACTATGACGGGTGGCGATCCTACTGTGGCCCTGCCTTCTGATTTCCTAGAATTACGAGACATCTACCTAGACGGAACCCCACGGATCTCCGTGTCGTATCTGTCGCCAAGTTCATTTACCCGTGATGCTCGCGCTACCGACGGTGGCCGTCCGGTGTTTTACACGGTGCTAGGGCAAGAGTTTGAGTTTGCTCCGATTCCTGACAGCAACTACACGGTAGAACTGCTGTACTACTTCAAGCCCACAGCAATGTCGGATTCTGTCGCAAGTAACGAGTTCCTGGCGAACTATCCAGACGCACTCCTGTACGCCAGTCTTGGTGAGGCCGAGCCTTATCTGATGAACGATGCCCGTATCGGTACATGGGCAGCGATGTATGACCGCGCAATCGCCCGTATCAACACGTCTGACGAGAACTCAGAATATGCTGGCGCTCCCCTTTCAATGTCCGTCACAACGAGGTAATCATGTCTGAAATGTCGAACTACTTGGAGAATGGCCTACTTAACGCCGTTCTCCGCAATACTTCTTACACATCACCGTCAACCGTTTTCGTGGCTCTGTACACGTCAGATCCAGGCGAAGGCGGCACAGGAACCGAGATCTCTGGTGGCTCTTATGCCCGTAAAGACGTGACTTTTGGTGCGCCTAGCAACGGTGTCTGCACGAACTCGTCTGCGGTTGAGTTTGCCCAGGCTACTGGCACATGGGGAACCGTGTCGCATATTGGTCTGCACGATGCAATTACGACAGGCAATCTCCTGTTTTACACGGAACTCACGACTTCCAAGACCATTGAGTCTGGCGACATCTTCAAGATCGCTGCTGGTTCATTGAGCGTTACCCTTGCCTAATGCCGCTTACCTTAGAGCAGTTAGACCAGTTCGGCACTCTGGAGTCGATGCCGCAGTATTCGCTCGACCACGACTGGTACGCTGACAAGGTTTGCGGTAATTGGACGTTAGACGAACTTAACAATTTTGGTAACTTAGACACCATCCAGATCTCGCTAGATAGCGCGGTCTGGGGAACGGCGTGTATCTACCTAGACGCACCGGCGGCGGTAACGGCTAGTGCTAGTGTGGCGGCAAGTGCTGTACGGGAAAGAACCGGAGAGGGACTGATCGTCTCCTCTGCTACCGTATCTGCTGACGGCTTTGCGATTCTAGGCGGTTCTGCGGCGATTACAGCCGATGCTACGGTTTCGGCTAGTGGCACTAGGGTTCAGCAAGGTCAGGCCGTTATAGAGGCTTCTGGTACGGTTACGGCGAGTGCTATCACGGTCAAGTCCGGCGAGGCACTAATATCGTCTGCCGGCACTATGTCTGCCAGCGCCTTCCGTATTACCGAGGGTGCGGCAAGTATTACTTCTGCGGCAACTGTTGTTTCTACGCCACAGAGGGTACGGACGTTTGAGGGATTGATCTCTGCCAGCGGGTCGATGGAAGGTAATGCAATCCGCTTACGCACCGGAACAGGCGACATCACGGCAAGTGCTACGGTGTCCTGTACGGCTGGATTTGAGGCGCAGGGTGAGGCAAACATTACCGCTACCGCTACGGTGGTGGCTAACGCCAACGCGGTATTTGTTGCAAACGCACAAGTTACGGCAAGCGCAACGGTTTATGCCGATGGTCGGATTCTTGGTGACGAGTGGAACCCTGTAACGCCAGGGGCAAATACTTGGAACCCGATAGCGGTGGGAAGTGAGACATGGACGACGGTCGCAACAGACCCAAATACCTGGACGAACGTGCCGGTGTCGTCTAACACTTGGACAACTAAATCTGCTGGAAACAACACATGGCTCGCATAGAATTTAAGGATTGGTTGCCCGATCAGCCTGGACTCACAGGGGTCGTCAAAGAGGCGCTAAATGTCGTCCCGCAAGCCGTGGGATATGGCCCTCTCAGGACTGCCGTGGACTATTCTCAGTCGGCCACAGAAGATCTGAACAACGTAGTTGCTGGCCGTAACCCGACAGACGGTAACACCGAGGTGTTTGCTGGCGGTGCTACCAAGTTATTCAAACTTGATTCAACAGACCTCACCTTAGATGACGTTTCTAAGAGTGGTGGGTACGACACACCTCCGGAACAGAAGTGGAGATTCACCCAGTTCGGTAATGTCCTAATTGCAGCCAACGCCGACGAAAAGTTACAAGGCTGGACTCTAGGATCATCTACCGCCTGGGCTGATCTCTCCGCAGATGCTCCTACTGCTCGCTACCTGACTGTGGTGCGGGACTTTGTGGTGGCCGGATACACGTCTGGAACCGATCCGCAGAAGGTGCAATGGTCAGGGATCAACGACGAGACCCAATGGACTCAGAGCGCGACCAATCAGTCCGACTATCAGATTATCCCTGACGGCGGCTCTGTCCAAGGCATTACGGGTGGTGAGTTTGGCCTAGTCCTGATGGAGAAGTCGATCTACCGGATGTCCTATGTTGGAACTCCGGCGATCTTTCAGTTTGACAACATTTCCCGAAACCTTGGGTGCTTTGAGCCTAACTCCATCGTTCAGTACCAAGGTATTACCTACTTCCTGTCGGATGACGGCTTCTACGCCTGTAACGGCTCCGAGGTCATTGGAATCGGCAACGAGAAGGTGGATCGGTTCTTCTTCTCAGATCTGGACGAGGCGTACTCATTCCGGATGTCGGCTACGGTTGACCCGATCAAGAACCTGATCGTCTGGGCATACCCGTCGTCAGGTGGGTCGGGAACCGTAAACCGTCTTCTGATCTACAACTTTGAGGTCAAGAAGTGGTCACGGGCTACGACATCGGTTTCGTTTGTCAGCCAGTCTGCAACACCTGCATTTACCCTAGAGGCGTTAGACGCTTTTGGGACGTTGGATAGCCTGACATCAAGCCTAGACTCCCGTATCTGGACTGGCGGTAAATCTCAGTTCGTAGGTGGCTCTGGAGCCAAGATTGTGACCTTCTCAGGTTCTAATATGACGGGTACAATCAACACAGGCGACCTAGAAATACCAGGTCAGTTTTCGACCATTAACATGAGCCGACCCCTAGTGGATGGCGGTTCAGGATCGGTGGCGGTTGCGACACGACGACTACTCTCAGACGCGGTATCTTTTGGCAGTTATACCGCAGCAGACGCAGAAGGACGAGCAGCGTTTCGTTCTACGGGGCGTTATCACCGGCTATCGGTTCAGCCGTCAGGCAACTGGACTACCGCCATTGGCCTTGACTTCGACATCGTTCCTCAGGGTCAGCGATGACATTTAGGGTTCTACCGTATCAGGGTGGCACACCTCGTGAGATTTCCGAGGTGGTCAATAACCTGATGAACGGTAAGACCAACAACACGGGATCGGTCACGATTGCGACTGGTGGGGCAACTACCACAACAATCACGGATGCCCGTATCGGTCAGGACAGCGTTGTAATCTTGATGCCTACGTCGCAGACAGCGGCGAGCCAGGAGTTTCCTTACGGGTCGTTTAGTAGTACTGCTGACCAGACGATTGCTAGTACGACAACCGCTTATGCGATGACGTATGACACCACGGACTTTTCCGACGGTGTGACGTTGTCTAACAATTCGCGCTTAGTAGCGGGTTACTCTGGGATTTATAACCTGCAATTCAGCGCACAGTTAAACAACGTAAATGTACAAATTCAAGACGCAAGTATTTGGTTCCGTAAGAACGGCACAGACATTCCGAACAGTAACAGCGACTTCTCTATACCAAACAGTCACGGCGGTGCAGACGGACGACTAATTGCCGCGCTAAATCTGTATGTAGATCTGCAAAAAGATCAATATATTGAGATCATGTGGTCTGCTACAAGTACAGATGTGACCCTGCAAGCATTGCCAACCAGAAGCAGCCCTACGCGACCTGCAACGCCATCCGTGATTGCGACAATGCACTATCTGTCTACCAACGGATATACGAGCAACATTTACTTTGACCCGTTTGTATCTGTGACGGGTAAGGGGACGGCGACCGTATCTCATGCGCCGAACACGATTGCTGGCAAGACCTTGGATTACGTCATAGTCGGATGATCGATATACGCGTAGTCCAGCCGACAGAACTTAAATCTTGGTGGCAGTTTGTCAAACCAGGACTAGAAACGATCCTTAAAAAGTCTCCTGAAGACTGGATTCCAGAAGATGTGTACGCGCAGGTGTTCTGCAAGAACGCGCTTCTGTGGGTGTTTGTAGAGGAAAACAGGCCACTAGGTTTTGTGGTGCTAGTGGTCAGACCAGAGACAGTACACGTTTGGTGTCTGTGGTCTGCGGTGCGAGATCGCCTAGAGGAAGGCTCTGAAGTCTTCTGGAAGGCGCTAAAAGAAGCAAATATCAAGCGAGTGACATTCGATACCTGGCGTAGAGGTTGGGATCGTGTCGCAGTCAAATATGGTTTTTCACCCCGAACGTGGGTAAAGGAGTTGACATGAGTGGTGGTGGCGGCGGTACGAATACCGTAACAAGGACAGAACTAGACCCGACGATGAAGCCGTTTGTCCAGTACGGACTAACGGAAGCACAGCGTCTATATTCACAGCCCGATACCCTTCAGTATTACCCTGGACAGACCTTTGTTGGCCCTTCTCAGCAGACGCAACTGGCCCTGCAGGCGGCACAGCAACGCGCCTCTATGGGAAACCCTCTGACTCCCGCAGCGCAACAGACCGCGCTCAACACGATTCAAGGCGGTTTCTTAGGGCCGAATCCGTTTCTGCAACAGGCTCTCCAGCCTGGTTTTGATGCTGCACAGCGTCAGTACGAGGGTTCCGTAAATCAAGCCCTGTCTAACTTCTCCCGCGCTGGTCGCTACGGTTCTGGCGCTATGACGGGCGCTCTAAATCAGGCAGGTGGCGAATACGCTCGCGCTCTGACAGGAGCCGCAGGGACTTTGGGTTACCAGAACTACGCAGATGAACGCGCTCGCCAACAGGCTATGCTCGCCGCTGCACCGCAACTGGCACAAGCAGACTACGCAGATATTCAGCAGATGGCTAATGTTGGCGCACAACAAGAGGCTTATCAGGAAATGGCGATGGCCGATGCGGTCAACCGCTTTAACTTCCAGCAACAGGCTCCCTATACGCGTCTCCAGTCGTTCCTCTCAGCAGCCTACGGTGCTCCGTCAGGGATGCAACAGATCACGCCTGTGTACCGCAATCAACTTGGAAGTGCAATTGGTGGCGCTCTTACTGGCTACGCTCTTGGTGGCGGCCCAGGCGCAGGGGTTGGCGCTATTGCTGGCGGTCTCTTAGGATAAGACATGAGTGGAATCGAGCCAATTATTGCCGCAGAAGCAGCAACGGCTACGGCGGCAGCGGCAAGCACAGAAGCCGCAGCGATAGCGGCTGCAGAAATTGCGGCAGCAGAAGCGGCTGCAGCGGCAGCGGCAGAAGCGGCGGCAACCGCAGCGGCGGCAGAGGCTGGCACAGCCGCAACAGCAGAAGCGGCTTTAGCAGAAGGAACAAAACAAGCGGCTTTGGAGCAGTTTGGAAGTAGCGCTGGTGAGTCTTTGTTGTCAGCAGAGATGGCTCCGCAAGACTATATGGCCCGCGAATTAGCCAGAGAGTCCGCTCTTAATAGTTTTGGGGTTAGCACAGAGGCAATTCTTGAGCAAGAACTACTGAATCAAGAACTTGCTCGGCAAGGAGCGTTAGAGCGTTTTGGTCAAAGCGCATCAGAAATGCTACAAAGCCCAGAGCCAACATTGTTCGATCAGGCTTGGCAAAAGACTTTGACGCAAGGAATGGACGCTGACCTTCCTGGGGCAACTATGCGCTCGATTCAGGCTGGCCTTCAAAACAATGCATTAAACACGCTTGGAAGCCTCCCGCAGTACTTGGGTATGCCAGCACCTCCTCCTGGCGCAGGTAAGGCTTTACAGGCTGCACGACTGCTCTCTCCGCAACAACAAGGCGGCACACGCACAAGCGTTGCTCCTCCGATGATGAACCGTGGCAAAGAAGTGTCTCTGGCCGCTCCCATTTACGGACTGCTTGGTGGCGGTGGACAGATGCCTAAGCGTCGTCGCTTATCACTTATCTAGGATACGCACATGGATGAATACGAACAAATAATGGGACTTCTCGGATTAGACCGAGACAAAGTTCGCCAACAGCAACAGACGCAAGGACTGTTAAACGCAGGTTTGCAACTTCTTGCTGGCTCTGGCTACTCTCCGGTTCGCAGAACCACAGGAGAACTGCTAGGACAGGCAGGGATGGCTGGTATGCAAGGCTACCAACAGGCTGGCGAAAGTGCGATTGATCGTGCGATTAAGGGTATGCAAGTTCAGCAGATGGTGCAAAAGCAACGCGAAGCACAACGCCTCCAGCAACTTGGCTCACGGTTAGTGGAGCCTCAGAAGGCTATGGTTCCTTCTACGGACGCAGAAGCCCAAGAGGGTGGCCTTTACGGTCAGCAAGGCGTGAACGTGCTTCCTACCCGTATGGGCATGAACCAAGACGTTGTTCGTCAGTTGATGTCAACACCTGCTGGCATGGATTATCTGAGCAATGTTGTAAAGACACAGCGTGAACTTGCTGGCAAGACAGAGGTTATTGAAATTTATAGCCCGTCTGGCCAGGCAATGAAGGTTCGTTACAACGTAGACACGGGTGAGTACACGCCAATCGGTAACGCAAAAGCGGAGCCGTTTGTTCAGGTTGACCGCGGAAATGTGATTGAACTTCGTAGTCCGTCAGGAAATCTAATTGGATCGTTGCCAAAAGGTGCTGCGCCTACAGCGCCGTCATTTTCAATGACAGAGACAGGGCAGATTCTTAATACTAAGACAGGTCAATTAAGAACTCCTACAGACGAGCAAGGAAGGCCTATCATTATTGACCAGTCTGCAAAAGCAACAGAAGGCGAGCGTTTGTCGTCTGGCTTCTATATGCGTATGGCAGACGCGTCAAACACGTTCAGACAGCCTCTCAAAGGCCCAGATGGAAAGCCAATTACTAGAGGAAATAATGTCTTAACCTTAGAAGATGTGGCATCAAAGCCGGAAGTGTTTGCAGAAGTTGTTGGCGGAATTATTCCTGATTGGTTAGGTGGTAAGGCCGCACAACAGTTTGCTACTTCTCCATTGCGCGAACAATACGAACAGGCTCAAGAAAACTGGGTTACTGCAAATCTTCGCAAAGAATCAGGCGCTGTAATTGGCCCAGAAGAAATGAAAAAAGAAATTAGAAAATGGTTTCCTGTTGTTGGAAACTCGCCAGAGGTTATTGAGCAAAAACGTAAAGCAAGACAGACCGCTGAAGAATCAATGCGTAAAAATGCTGGTCGAGCATTATCTGTTCAGCAAACACAGCGCAATGTAACCGTGGACTACTAAAATGCCATATTCGATTACTACGAAAGACGGGATAACGATTAACAATATCCCCGATGACGTTGCTCCTGACTCGCAAGAGTTGAAGGATCGCGTTGCTAGGATTCGTGCTGGAGAAACAGAAGCGCCACGCGAGGCAAAGCCTGCCGCCCCTAGAGAAGCGCCTTCTGTTGCAAGCGTTTTGCGCCCTGAATTTATAAACCCAGAAGTTCAACGACAAGCAGGTTTGTTTGCTAGGACTATCCCTGGCGCTGCTGCAAATCTAGTTGGATTGGTTGGAGACCCATTAAACGCCTTGGTAAACCTAATTACCGGAAGCAAACTTCAGACAATTGGTGGCGCAACAGAAAACCTGATGACGCAAGCAGGGCTTCCTGAGCCGCGACCAGGGCTGGAGCGTGGTATATACAACATCAACACGGCTGCATTAGGAGCAGGTGCGCCAGCATCAATGATTGGTCGCGCTACAAGAGCAATTCCAACTCGCGCTCCAGCGCCACGAACCGAACCGTCATTTGCACAACAGAACGTGGTTCAACCACTTCAGCAAGCGTTTGGTGGAAATGTTGGGTTGCAAACAACTGGAGCCGCTGGCGCATCCTTGGCCTCTCAGTTGGCTGCACAGGCTGGCGCTGGCACGTTTGGTCAGATTGGCGCTGGATTGCTTGGCGGCGTTGTTGCCCCCACAACATTACAAACGGCTGGATCAAGAACAACCGCTGGCGCAAGAGAGGCTGTACGTCCGTTTACTGAGGCTGGCAGAGAAGTCATCGCTGGTAATGTTCTTCGCCAATTGTCAGCGGAGCCTGATGTCGCAGCATTACGGGCAAGTTCATTTGAGCCTCGAGTCCAAGGTTATACGCCGACAACCGCACAGGCTACTAGAGATGTGGGTCTAATATCGGCAGAAACACCAATTAGATCGTTTGATGCAACGGGCCGGTTTGCCGCACAAGCAAGTCAAGCAAACCAAGCACGAATGACCGTTCTTGATCGCCTTGCAAAAGACAAAGACGCGCTTAATGCCGCAATTGCAAAACGTGACGAAATTTCCACGCCGTTGCGTGAACAGGCTTTTGCACAATCAGCGGTAACGCCAGAAGTACTGCAAGCATCCGTAAATAATACGGTTGTAAAAACAATAGATAACATTCTTGCATCGTCTGCTGGGGCAAGACAGCCAGTTAAAAACGCAATGCAGTTTGCCCGTGAGCGTCTGCAAGACGGGACAACACCAGAACGCCTGTATGAAGTACGCAAGGATTTGCGCGATGCAGCACAAGGATTGCTAAACAAAGAAGGTTCTGCGTATAACCTAGCCAAGAAAGAACTTGAGTCTGTAATCAAGTCTGTGGACAACGTCTTAGAGGCAGAAGCGCCTGGATACAAAAACTATCTAAGCAAGTATGCTGCTTCTAGTCGTGGCATTGAAAGGTTAGAAGCGGTACAAGACTTTCGCAAAAAAGTTCTAACCACAACTCCTGATCCTGGTCGAGTGTCTGATTATTTGATTTCACAGCCAGCGTTTACAAGGGCTATTCGAGCATTAAAAGACGACCCTAAACTTGGCGGTCTATCAAAAACACAGTTTGCAGTTTTAGAGCGCGTCAGCAAAGACTTAGATGACGGTGTTCTGGCTCGCGCCACAAAGGTTCCTGGCTCTGATACATTCAAAAATATGTCCACGGCAAATCTTATTGGCGGCATTGTTGGAAAGCAATTGTTTGGTGAATTAAGCCCTGCTATGCAAAGCAAGATTAACCCGTTTAACTGGATGTACGGCGGTAGCGATGAAGCAATCAAAGAACTTCTTGTGGACGCTATGCTAGACCCCAAACTAGCCGCAAAACTTATGCAAAAAGCAACAACCACATCGGTTGAGCCAATTTCTAAAGAACTTCAACGCCGAGCCATCAACCTAGGCTACGGATCTATTTTCGGACTAACGGAGTAAAAAATGCCCAAGACCAAGATCAGCGAATACTCATCTACCGCAGCCGACAATACCGACATCGACGGTATTAACCTAGCGGAGGGTATGCTGCCCTCTGACGTAAACAATGCCATCCGTGAACTTATGGCGCAACTCAAGGACTTCGAGACAGGCGCTGGCGGTGATTCTTTGACTGTTGGTGGAAGTTTGGTGGTTGCTAATACTTCTACGCTAGGAGTGGTCACAAGTTCAATCATTAGCGGATCTGCTAATACGCTGACCGTAGATGGTACGAACCCCGTAGGATTTAGGGACGTTCCTCCTGTTGGGACTAAGACATCTTCTTACACGCTCGCCGTTGGAGACGTAGGTAAGTATGTTCAGGTCGGAACTAGCGGGTCTATTACGATTCCTGATGCCACATTCTCTGAGGGTGACATTATCTCAATCTTCAATAACACTACCGGAAACGTAACGATTACCTGTACGATTACGACTGCTTACATAGCAGGTACGGACGCTGATAAGGCTTCTGTGACGTTGGCTACCCGTGGTGTTGCAACTATTCTGTTTATTTCTGGAACCGTCTGCGTTATTTCAGGGAACGTGTCATAAATGGGTGGAATCATTCAAATGCTTCTGGCCTCTAAAGCGGCCATTGGCTCATACACAGTAGTCCAAACATTTACCGCTTCTGGTTCATGGACTGCGCCTACTGGGGTCACAGAGGTTGAATATCTCGTGGTCGCTGGTGGTGGGGGCGGTGGAACAGGACAAAACGTAAACCTACAAAGAAGCGGTGGTGGCGGTGGAGCCGGTGGTTTCCGAACAGGTACAGGTCTTTCTGTTACCGCTGGAACCACATACACAGTTACTGTTGGTGGCGGCGGCGCTGGCGGTTCTGCAAATGAAACACAGGGAACTAATGGATCAAATTCCGTATTTTCAAGCATTACCTCTACTGGCGGTGGTGGCGGCGGCTTAAATTTTGCTGTTGGAAGTAGTGGTGGGTCTGGTGGTGGCGGTGGGTCTGGCAATAAGGCTGGCGGCGCTGGAAATACACCATCAACATCACCATCACAAGGAAACAATGGCGGTGCCTCTGGATCAAGTTCAAATTCTAGTGGTGGAGGCGGTGGCGCTGGTAGCGTTGGTGGGGCAGGAGTTAATTCCCCAGAAGTCGGCGGTGCTGGTGGAGATGGGACTGCATCCTCTTTGTCTGGATCGTCGGTGACATACGCTGGAGGTGGGGGTGGCGGTTCAATAACAGGTGGTGCTAGTGGTTCAAGCATTGGTGGAACTGGTGGTAGTCAAAACACTAATGGTACTAACGCATCTCCTGCAAATCGAGGAAGCGGCGGAGGTGGCGCTGGTGCTAATAGCGGAACAAATACAACTGGTGGAAGCGGATCTTCCGGTATCGTAATCATCAAATACACCGTTCCTGGCTCTACAAACGTAGCCACGTTTACTACTTCTGGTTCATGGACTGCTCCTACGGGAGTGAGTTCTGTTGAGTATTTGGTCGTAGCCGGTGGTGGCGGTGGTGGCACTGGTCCAGCCGCAATAGGAGTCCGGTCAGGTGGCGGTGGTGGCGCTGGCGGTTATAGAACCGGAACAGGTTTGGCGGTGACGGCTGGTACAACGTATACAGTAACTGTGGGTGCAGGTGGTGCCGGTGGCGCATCAAACAACAATAATGGAGCCCCAGGAAGTAATTCTGTATTTTCTACCATCACCTCTGCTGGTGGCGGTTATGGGGCTAAAGGAAGCCCAGCCACACAGGGCGGAAGCGGCGGTTCTGGTGGTGGTGGTGCAAGCGTAGGCGGCACAGGCGGGTCTGGCAATACGCCATCTACTTCTCCAAGTCAAGGAAATAATGGCGGTGCAGGAGAAAACCAATGTGCCGGTGGTGGCGGTGGCTCTACTGGAACAGGCGGTAATGCTGTTGGCCCATCTCAAACCGGAGGCGCAGGCGGCGCCGGAACTGCTTCCTCTATATCTGGATCTTCTGTAACTTACGCTGGTGGTGGGGGTGGTGGTGGTGATACCGCTGGTGCTGCTGGAAGCGGTGGTGGAGGTGCTGGGGGTGGAGATAGTGCAAACGGAAGTTCCGGAACTGCAAACACCGGAGGCGGCGGCGGAGGTGGTGGTCAAGCAGACCCAACTCTTACAACGGCTGGCTCTGGCGGCTCTGGCATCGTAATTATTAAGTGGTAATGAGGAGCAATAATTGGAAACAAAGATTTATCGGTTTCACGGTATAGATACAGCAATGCAGTTACTTCGTCCTGGTGCTAAATGGGAATGGACAGGTGGTGTTGGCTTTACTCGTTGGGATGACCCAAGGCCAAAACCATCTGTTCAGGAAGTAGAAGAAACGATGGAAAAGGTGAAGGCATTTGAAGAATCCATCAAGACTATTTGGCTACCAGAGCAGATCGAAGAAATAACCAAGAACGCTGAAGTTATCCGCAAGGCGGTGGAAGGGTGATACATAACCTATTCCCAATACCGATAGGCAGATACGAGTTAGACCGTGATCTAACCGATAAAGAGTTGTCGTTTCTAAAAAACCAAGAAACGCGATCTAACATGGGAAATGTTACTAGCGTTAGTAATACGATTCTCAAGTCTGATGAATTAAGCGATCTAAAGTCATTTATAGACTCAAAGATCTCTGAGTACTTTGTTGAGGTATACAGACCAAAGACTAAAGTTGAGTTAAAGATCACTCAGTCTTGGGCTAACTACACAGAAAACGGCCAGTATCACCACAAACACGCACACCCAAATTCGTTTGTCTCTGGTGTGTTTTATGTTCAGGCCGACAAAGAAAAAGACAAGATTTACTTTTACCAAGACAAGTATCAGCAGATCAAAATACCGCCGTCTGAATGGAATCTGTGGAACTCAGAATCTTGGTGGTTTGAAGTTGGAACAGGTGGATTAGTGCTGTTTCCGTCTAGCCTTACGCACATGGTTCAAACAGTAGAGTCTGATAAGACACGAATTAGTTTGGCATTTAACACGTTCCCAGTAGGTAATCTTGGTGACGAAACTGAATTAACAGGACTTAGTTTAGGAGATATAGATGGCGCATTTCGCTGAGTTAGACTCTAACAATGTTGTGCTACGAGTCATCGTAGTTGGCAACAAAGACACCGCAGATGCTAATGGTGTTGAGAAAGAACATATTGGCGCTGCTTTTTGCGAGCGACTGTTTGGTGGAAACTGGAAGCAGACATCGTATAACGGCAACAAGCGTAAGAACTACGCAGGGATTGGCTATACATACGACCCAGTACGCGATGCGTTCATACCGCCAAAACCGTTTAACTCATGGGTTCTGGTAGAAGATACCTGCCAATGGAAATCGCCAGTAGATATGCCAGCAGATGCCGGTACTGGTGAGCCACCTAAGCGATATACATGGGATGAGGCTACTGTCTCTTGGGTTGCAGTGGAGGCATAAATGGCACAGCACACGGAAGAAATTAAGCACATTGCAGACGGTCTTTCCATTATGACCGTCATTGGTACTCTGGCTGAAGTTCTACCCGCAATCGCAGCCCTTTTCACAATCATCTGGACTGGGTTTCGGATCTACGAGACCGAGACAGTAAAAGGCTGGCTTAAACGCAAATGACCACAATCGCCGCGAGAGTATCTACGGGAGAAATAGCCGCAGACTCGATGGTAAGCGGCGATGATTCCTTCTACCTAGTCGAGAAACTCCGTAGGGGTAAGAACTCTATATATGGGGCTTGCGGAGACTGGGATAAATGTTTGAAAATGCTACAAGTGTTGGAGTCTGGAGGGGATCTAGACTCCGACATGGATGTGTGTGTTCTTGAACTCAGAAATGACGGCCTCTGGATTTATGAAGGGACTATCATTCCTGCGCGTATTAAGAACGACTTTTGGGCTATTGGGACTGGGGCTAACTTTGCCATTGCTGCGATGCACTGCGGCAAGTCTGTACAGGAGGCGGTGGAGATCGCGTGTATGTACGACACCAGTTCACATGGGCCGATTGACCTTATGCGACTGGGAGGCAGGGGTGGGAAAACTAAAAGTAACCGATGAACAACTGATAGAGGCGTTTAAAAGGTTAGGTAGTCCAACAAAGGTGGCGCAAGAATTTAACATAGAGGTCACCAGGGTTTACGCAAGACGGAGAATGATCGAAGCAAAGGGTATAAGCCTTCCGTCATTTAGCGCAAGACAGAAAACCGTATTTGAAACCGTAGTCCCAGAGAATCGCCGAGTAATTACGCACAACGTCACTAACGGGCATATTTTTGTTGCCTCTGACTGCCACTATTGGCCTGGGGAAGTTACTACGGCGCATAGGGCGTTCGTAGAACTAATCACCGCCTTTAAGCCAAAGACCATCGTCCTAAACGGGGATGTGTTTGACGGGGCTTCTGTGAGCCGCCACCCGCCTCTGATGGGTCAGGTGAACCCTACCCCCAAGCAAGAGATAGAAGCCTGTCAAGACCGTTTAGACGAGATTGGGAAGGCATCCAAGAACGCAGTCAAACTTTGGACGTTCGGCAACCACGATACGCGGCTCTTTGCCAAGATCGCGGCAGTCGCTCCGGAACTTGTCGGAATGATGAGTTTGTTCGACTACTTTCCTGGTTGGCATACCGGCTGGCGAATAGATGTAAATGACCACACAGTCATTAAACATAGATGGCATGGCGGCGTTCATGCGACGATGAACAATGCTATGAAGTCCGGCAAGAATATTGTCACCGGCCACCTGCACCAGTTAAAGGTAACGCCGTGGTCTGACTATAACGGGCGACGGTACGGAGTAGATACCGGAACCCTTGCGGAACCGTATGGCGATCAATTCGTGTACACAGAGGGCAATCCGGTGAACTGGTGTTCCGGCTTTGCGGTGCTGACGATTAGAGACGGCAAACTACTGCCGCCAGAGTTATGTGAAGTAATTGATGGTGAGGCTTTCTTTAGGGGAGAGAAAGTGATCTAGGAATGACCGATGCAGTTCAGGGAGCAAGAGCAGCACTAGGTGGTATAAAAGAAGCAGTAAAAGTAGGTCGAGAAATAAAAGAAACAGCAGTAGAAGTAAACGCTTTCCTGGACGAAGAAGCAAGAGCAAGGGTAGCCTGGAAGAAGCGTCAGCAAGAGATTGCCCGTCGTGGAGATATGGTCTTCATAGACGCGGTAAAAGAATACCGAATCATCAGACAAATACGCGATGCGGAAGCGCAGATGTATCGCGACATCGAAGCAGAGTTTGGTCGCTCTGCTGTATCCGAAGTGAAGTCCTTAATCTCTCGGCTACGAAAAGACCATCTAGAGTTAAACGACGAGTTCTACCGCAAGCGCATGGAAGCCCGCAGAGAATGGGGAACCTTGCTTGCGTTGTCGTTGGTTATTTATGCTTTCTTTAAAATGACAGGGGTTTGGTAATGCTTTCTTTAATATCTACACTTGGCGGTCTTCTAGTATCCGGTCTTCCCAAACTTCTGGAGTTCTTCCAGAACAAGTCTGACCAGTCCCACGAGATAGCCCTTGCTAGGCTCCAAAACGAGATGCAGATGCAGTTAGCAGCGCAAGGCTTTGCAGCCCAGGCAAAGATCGAGGAAATCCGCACCGACCAGGTGGCGATGGAGTCCGAGGCAAAGATGACCGAAGCGGCTCTGGCGCATGATGCCAAGGTCATGGAAAAGGCTAGTACCTGGGCGGTAAACTATGTGGCAACCGTCCGTCCTACCGTGACCTATATCTTCGTGCTGGAACTGGTTATGATTAACGCTGGACTGGCTTGGTTCTTGTTGTTCAAGGAAGGTCTAGGAACCCTGACGGTGGACGAGTTTATCCGCGCTACCGAAATAGTGTTTAGTACAGACGAAATGGCTATGCTTGGCGGTATTATTGGATTTTGGTTCGGAAGCCGAGGCTGGAGCAAGAAGTGAGAACTTCGGACAAAGGCATCCACCTAATGCACGAGTTTGAGGGATACAGGAATAAGCCGTACCTGTGTCCCGCAGCCCTGTGGACTGTCGGATGGGGGGAAGTCCTGTATCAAGACCAGATCCGTCTTCCGATGGTTCGCAAGGATGGCTATACTGGTTTGATTCGGAAGGAGTACCAGTTAAAAGATGCAGATAATCGAGTTTGGTCACGCGAGGAACTGGAGACGCGCTTCAAGGCTCTGCTCATCAGTTTTGAACGTGGTGTTCTTCGACTTG